TCTTTATTGATTTGCCAGAACCCTTCAGCTCCTAATTTCTTAATAATAATATTATCTTCGATATTCTCTGCTGTAGCCTGTAACAATTTGTATGCAAGTCTCACTAATCCTTGTTCGTAGTGTTTTCTAACCTCATCCAATACTACATTACTTTCGTAGAATTTGATTCTTGCTCCTGTCGCTGTATTTGTGAGCGCCTGAGAGTTTTTTTGGTTACTAGTGTCCACTGTGAAGGATAGACCTTGTATTTGTCTCTCAAAGTCATTTTGCTCCTGGAAGTAACTAGGATCTAAGCTTCTTTGAGGCAATTCCTGTAGATTAGCCATAGCATCTTGTGCTGATTTCGTTGTAGGAATGATATTATTCGGTTTACTGATCAGATGCTTAGGGCTGATTCCACTTTGTGGTGACCAAATCCATGATCTGTTTAGATTATGATTAATATATTCACTTGCTCCGTTCTTCTTATAATTAAGTTCTTGTTGTAGCCCCATTACTCCTTCTAGGAATCCTGTAGCAAAGTTTGTGTCAGTATCTTCAAAACATCTAATTTGTTCGAAAGGTATTTGAGTGATCTCTTCGAACTTAATTACTAGTAGATCATTAATAGTCCAAATCTCATACAATCTTTCGTCTCCTTTAAGATCATATAGCCCATAGTATTTAGTAACTGATACTGAGTCTTTATTAATAGCTTTCTCTGTACTATCATATACGATACCAGTAATAGCCATAACTTTAGCTTTATATTCATCAGCGTTTTCTCCATAAGCAGCTAATGCTTCTAATTCTTCTAGTTTATCTAAGTTGATTAGATCATCTTTAGATCTTTTAAGGTCAGCCAATCTTACTGCGTCCATCTTCTCGATAACACAAGGCATCTCTTCAAAGAACTTATATCTAGGATCAAATAACATATCAGTTCGGTTCTTTACGTTGATAGTAGGATATTCTCTAGCTACCTTCTCTTTAATCTTACCTCCTGTTTCAACTTCTACTTCTACTTCTTCTCCATCATCGTTTATTTGTGTAATAGTCTCTTTATTATCTGTTTTATCTAGATTTCTACTAATATCGTATTTAAAATCTACTTTAGCAAACGAATAACCGTAGTCAATCATGTTCTTAGCCCATATTCTTGATGGTTGCAATAAATTGTGTTTCTCAAATAGCGTATCCAAGTAATCAGAGATAGCAGATGTAATAGTGTTCAGCTTTTTCATGTCAGCGTCTATAGCAGTGCTATCTTGTAGCCCTTCTAATACTTCTACTTTATTATCTACAATCCATCTAGGATTCTTACTAACGATTCTAGGTAGAGTCTTATTAGAGATCTCAAACATCTTGTTTACCTTAAATGTTGTAGACCATTCTGCTTGTTTAGGTTGAGTGAAGCTAATTTTCTCTTTGTATACTGCCAATAAAGCCTCAAATCTAGAAGATAGGAGCTTAGTGTATTGATCCTTAGTATCCGAGATATATGATATAGCTTCGGCTTGTTGTGTTTGATCAGTTCTAACTTTTACCATAGTCTGTTTGCTATATAAATAAAAAGTTTATATTGATTTTTCTTAAATTGCAAGCTAAAATATATCTTGTGCTTGCCCATCTGTAACCATTATTGGTCTACCCATGTTATCATACTCTATCTTAATCTCTCAAGTATAGGCTTTAGCATTGGGCATAACCTCATACATAGTATATAGCATCTGCATAGCATCTATCATATCATCATGTCTTCCTCTTGGGAACCTTTTTAGTTCAGTTTCCATAGCATCCAATCCAACTGTATGATATATATGTCCGTTTCTATATAATGGTATAAGTTTTCTAATCTTTGTTTCTTTGTCTCCTGTTTGCCTTATATCTTCTATCTGTACTGAGTGTCCTTTCCTTAATAGTTCAGCCTTTAGATTAAATCAGATGATTTGTTGAGCTTGGAACGCTTCAATACCTATCTTCTCAGGCTTTCGTTTAGCATAATGATATATAAGCTTATCAATTAGCTCTGCAGGATTATATTTACCAGCAGTGACTTCTAACACATACATATCCATTCCATCGAAAGCAGCTGTTATAATAGCTGTATTATCTGCACTCTTGCTCTTACTAAACGCTGGATCACAAGTAGTAAACACTCTGCAGTTCTTAGGCAGGGTCTTCTGAGTATAATATCTAAACCATTCCTCGTGGAACTCTTGTGTCTCTTTACTTACTGGATCTTGTTGGTACTGGGTAGAGAATACTACTGGGCTTTCTTTCTTCATCACTTGTAGCATATCTATAGGGAATCTAGTCTCAAAGAATGATTGCCCTGATTTGTAATGCTTAGTATCAGCAATTCCGATAGCTGGGATGATTAGTTTCTCTCGTTCATCTCCATACCCTTCTTTTTCTCTCTCCATAAGATGTCAGCATAGATCATCATCATGCAGTCTCTGCATAACAATAATAATTGCTCCATGTGCTCTATCATTCAGCCTAGACTTAATAGTATTGTCGTAGTTATTGTTTACCCCAACTCTTACTACATCAGAATCAGCATCAGTAGGCTTTAACGGATCATCGATAATAATAGTATCAGCTCCAATACCAGTAATAGTTCCTGAAGAACCTGCTGCATAGTATTGAGCACCGTCTACCGTTGTTCGATGTTTCTTAGTGTCTTGATCTTCACTAATCTCTGCCGCTCTAGGGAAGACCTTTGCGTATGTATCAGATTTGTACATATTTCTAGCTCATTGGCTGTTCCCTTCCGCTAACTCAGCAGAGTATGAAATCTCCATCACTTTATGAGATGCTTGGTTTCCCATCATCCACACAGGGAATGCTTTAGATATTAGCTCTGTTTTAAGAGATCTAGGAGGCATGTTAATGATGAGCCTCTTAATCTCTCATGCATATACTGCCTCCAATGTTTCACAAATCTGTTCGATATGCCAGTTCACCATTAGTTCTTCTTTCTTCTCTTCTCTCCAGTAGAACTTCATAAACTCTAACAGACTCTCTCTTTGTGGTCTATATTTCTCTTCTAATTTTCTTGTTGCTAGCTCTCTAGTCGCTTGTTCTTGCGCAGTGCTCATCGGCGTGTTGCGTTATTATATAAATGTTATAGATTGAGTCGGAGCACATCTATAAGATAGCATACCCCGATAATTAGTAACACAGTTCCTAGTATATACATATTAATGTATTATTTATAAATTATTCTCCATATGATCCACCACCGCTGGAGTTTCTTGAGTTTCTAATCAAAGATAGTGCTCCAATACTACCACCACCAATTGCTAATCTCTTAGCTGCTTTAGACAAGAGTGTCGGAACTTCTTTAATAAGGTTTGGCATATTGAGTGATAGATTGTCTCCAGCTTCTAGTAATGAACTCATGTCGTAGAACTTAGCTTTAACTCCAATATCATCGTATGCTGATACAATATCATCTAGGTTGTTATTCATAAGTGTTCTTACGTCTTGCCATACTTCAGATAGAGTATCTCCCTGGAAACCTATACTTTGTGATGGCTTCTTCATTAGTTTGTCGAAGTTCACTCTTACCTTCCATAGATCATCTGCAGTAGATGCTGTATCAATGTCAGCTATAAGCTTTTTGAATGCAGATTGCTTTTGTGGAGATCTAAAGAATTTGTTCCACTCACTATCTTTGATAATACCTGCTATTTGTTTTTTAATCACAGATTTATTTTTAGTCATTGTCCCTACATTGATCTGTTTAAGTTTTGATGATAGATCTTTATACATCCCCCTTCCAATGTCATCAATCTTATCTACTAACTTTTGCGGATTTTTTATAGAACCAATCTTAACTTTCGATTTAATAACATCAACAGCATTAGCCACTCTCTCTGTAGGAGTAATCTCTCCTTTAGATTTAAGCAATCCATTAGTAAATTTGATTCTACCTTGATTAGATGCTTCACTAACATTCTTTGGCGTTGATTTCTCTGTAAGCATTTTGATAAGCTTTTTAGACTTGTTTAATGTTCTAAGTCCTCCAATACCACCAATAGCACCTCCTAAAGCAACTCCAGTTAGCGTTTCTTTAGCGGTAGCAGCTCTATCAGCCATACCTAGCATTCCTACTTGAGTTCCAGCAGCACCAGTTGATCCTCCAACAGCAGCTCCTCTTCCAAGTGCTCCTAACTTAGTTGTAGCTGATCCAACTTTTCCAAGTGCTCCTAATGCTCATCCTATTGGTGCTGTAAGAGCCGTTGTAGCAACGAATTGCCCTGTACCTCTACCAAACTTTGCCGCACCACTGTCAGCTCTTTCTTCTCCAACAAGAAGCTTAGTAATTGTCTCATCCTTGTCTGCTTTTACTGATTCAGAGAACGACTTACCTCCTTGAGCTTCCTGATACTTTCTTAGCTCCTCTTCTCCAAAGATATTGGCAGCTCCTCTTCTTAATCTTTGACCGAATGCACTTTTAGCTAACTTGTCAGCCATCTTATCCATTCTACCACTCTCCATGATAGCGCTGACAGGACGTAGAGCAGTTCTTTGCCCTACATCAGATAAACCTTGTGCGAACCCAGCACCGAAGTCTCCACTCTTTTGAGCGAGACCGCTTTTCTTTGCTGGAGCTGGTTGTGCAGTAGCTTGTTGTGCAGCAGCTTGTTGTCTTTTATTGTTAATACATGATAGCGCTTTATTTTTATCCATTCCCTTTGCCTTAGCTTGTCTAAGGAAGGCTATCTCTTTTTCGCTGAAATTTGCCATGAGTTATTTTAAATTATAAAGTCTCTTCATCAAATGAGTTTCGTTGATTATTAAATTCTGGATCATCTCCAGATACTACTGTTGTTTCTTCTACTGCTGTATCTCCATCTGTTGCAGTTGTTTGTTTTGCTACTGCGTTACTTCCAGCGGCATCGTCGTAATATTTTCCACTAATAATGTTTTCGATTCTTCCTAATTCATAGTTCCAATCTTCATCAGTAGATTTAGGATTAAGTTTAGAAGCAGCTTGTCCTAAGATATCCCACTCAGCATTAGACATCGCTCCGAATGATCCTCCTTTAGCTTTAGCTTCTTGGAAGCTTTGTAGAGTAAGGTTCTTCATGATATAATCTATATTAGATTTAGTACTTCCTAGTGTTCCACTAAACGTTTGTCCAATATCTCCTATCAATGAATCACTTCCGCCAATTCTAACAGCTCTAGATAATCCTTTCAATGCATTAATAGTTTCTAGCATAGCTTTATCTGTAGATGTCATCTTACTTGTAGGGATAGTTCCATTTAGAGATGATCCACCACCACTTCCTGTTCCTCCACCACCTCAACCAATTCTTACTAGGTCTCCAGTAGCGTTGTCGAAGTATCCGTATGAGTCCTTTCCAATCTTTTGGATCTTTGGTGCGTCTCCTCCAGCAGCGTTTGATAGACCAATTAGTAGTAGCTGTTCATCATCAGAGAATCCTGCTAGATAGTCAGCTTGTTGTTCTGGTGCCATTCCTCTCATAGCAGAAGCTCTTTGCTCAGCTTGATCAGTATCCATTCCAACAGCTCCAGCAGCAGACATCAAATTATTTACAGTCTCTTGATATCCAGCTCCAGCTTGATCAGACATTTCAGCAGCATTTCTAATAGCGTCAGCTTTTAGTTCAGCTGCTAATTGTTGCATCTCACTAATTCTTGTTCTAATAACTTCCATTGCTTCTGGTTCAGCTCCAGCTAGTTGCATTCTATATGCTTCTAATTCTAGTTGTTCTTGAGCGCCTAAAGCTTCTATTGCTCTATCAGCTCTCTTTTGGATCTCTACTTGTTGGTCAGCACTAAATGTACTTCTACCAAACCCAGAGAAACTTGTAGCCGATTGAGTAACCTTTTTCTCTCTATCTGCTGAATCAGTTTGATCTTGTCTCATGATCTCGAACTTCTTTTTAAGTTGTAGTTCTTTGATAGCCATAAGATCAGAATCATCTTTAGCTTTCTTCGCTTGTAGTTCTGCAAGTCTAGCATTCTCAGAATCAATGTTTGTTTGAACCATTGATTGAGGATCTTGACCAGGAAGAGAAGCGTTTGCTTTTTGCGCTCTTAGATAATTATATATCTCGTTCTCTGATAGAGTACCACCAACAGCTCTTTTAGCATCCATTCTAAATAGAAAATCTTGAGGATCACTAGCATCAAATTCATGTGCTGCTGCGTCTCCTCCTAGGTTTATATCTACTACAGGATTTTCAGCTGTAGCTACTGTAGGCTCTTTTCTACCGAACCCATATAAAGCTGCACTTTCTCCTGAAATTCCTCCTGTGTTGTCTCCAACAAAAGAATCTACAGCTCCAACATGCTTTTGTTTCTCTACCACTGGTTTAGTATCTGGTAGCGTTGTTCCAGCTTTCTTGAAGGCACCCATGATCCCCTCATTCTTCTTTGCTGCTGCCTGTTGCGCAGGGGTCATCTTCGAAAAGATCCCCAGCGCTTTGTTGATATCAGTTTTTGCCATTAAAGTAATGTTATATTAAGTAAATGATTATTATGCGTATGCTACTTTTACCTTGATTTGATCTAATTTTATATCATGCTCACCAGCACAACCAAATCAAATAAGTACATTTCAAGAAGAAGGAATCCTAGCAGTGTTCTCCAACATTTTAACTCAATCAATAAACACAGAAGCTGCTCCTTTTGTCCTATCTAATATAATCTTACATTGATAGAACTTATCAAAAGCCAGCCTTGAAGTAAGTGCAGAATCTTCTGCTACTGATCCATCTGATGTCCTCAAAGCAGAATATCCTGCAACAAGATCAAATACGGTTTTGCTAGATGTGTACCAATCTGTATAGAAAGCAGCTTGATCAGATGCGAATCACATAGACCAGTAATACGCTCAAGCTTCCCAATAAAATCCGAACTCCATCTCTATAATATCAATATCTGCGAAGTCTACTATTCAATCATCAGAGCTTGCGTTTTGATTATATAATGTAGAATATCAAGAGTAATTTG